TTAACAGCATCAATAGCAACTTGAAGCGGAGCGTGCGCAATGTATTCTTCGGTTTGTCGCGCGGAGTACGCAAGTTCTTTCATCATCCTTGACGCAACATCTTCGTAGAGGTTGTCGTCTTTTGCTTCGCGGGAGATTGCAACACCAAGACCATAGCTGGCATGCGTGACCTGAGTGCGATAGCCTTCGTTGGGAAAATCAAAAGCAACTGGTTCAAGTTCTGGCTGCTGAACCGCAAGGCCAAGACCGGCCCTTTCCGTCATGAACTCTTCGAATGCTTTTTCCGATGACTTGTTGTCGAAAAAGTTGGTGTAGATCGGCGCTAGCCTGTCGTAATCCAAACCGAAAAGTGCATGAAGGCCGGGCCAATACTGTGAAGGTTGAAGGCTGCGGTCGATGACTTGCATTCGGGCAATCCCCCTTGGTAAGCCCGGATGGGCTGTGCAAGGTACCACTACCATATTTAGTAGGTTCCTGTAAAATAGTACTTGACTTTGTATACACTCATTCCCAAGGATCGCTGATGTTTGAAAGCCCCAAGCTGAAGCTTGATCTGGAAGCACCCGAAGATATCGGCAACCTTGCGGAAAGACTTAGCGAAAGCGACTGTCATTCCTTGGCCGATCACGTTATCGAACTCGTAAAAATCGATCAACGGTCCATGGATGAATGGCTTGGCAAAGCCAACGGCTATCTTGATGAAATCGACAAGGACGGCAACACCCGCATGCCGGGTGCCGGTGAACAGACTGGCAGCGGCGAGGACACGATCCCGCCCTCTACGTCGCTAACGCTATCGTCGGTCATTCAGGCTACGGCGCGGATCACAGGCGCTTTACTTTCAGAACCGGATTTGGTGAAGGCATCAGAACCCGGTGGCGAACCCTTGGCTAACTGGGTGTGCTCGCAACTTCGCACCGTAGACCCTGATTGGGTGACCGACACGGACCCCTTGATACTGCACATGGCAGTGACCGGGCTTGGCTGGCGCAAGCGTTGGTTTGACGAACATGAGGGTGAGTTTCGCAGCGCCTTCCTGAACGTCAACGAAGTCATCATAAATGACAGCGCCAAGACGCTTGATAGAGTACCGCGTATCACTCACAAAATCCAAAAGTATCCCTACGAAATTCAGCGTTCAATTGAAATGGGACACTGGATCAACTACGAACCAAATTTTGACGACATCGACCCGCAAGAGCCGCAGGATTTTTATGAAGTCGATATGTGGCTGGATATGGACGGTGACGATTACGACGAACCGTACACGGTCACCGTAAATCTTGATGACGTACCGTGCATGGTCAAGTGCCTTCCACGCTGGACCAAAAAGACAATCATTAGCGATAAGGACTATCTGGTATTCCGTCCGGTCCGCCGCTACTACGCCTACAAGATGATCCCCGATCCGAAGGGTTCGTTTTTTCCACGGGGCTTTGGTTGGCTGCTGAACAAGACCGAACGTTCAGCTGACCGCCTATTGGCATCAATCGATGACACCGCAAAGCTGTCATCTGAAAATGGCGGCATCGCTGCAACCGGGGGCATTGGGCTGCCTGACAAGATCGAACTGAGGGGTAACCGTCTGACTTCGATCAACACAGACGGTCGCCCGATCAACGAAGTCGTATCGTTCTTCCCGTCCAAGCAAGTCACGCCGGGAATGTTTCAGTCGCTCGATAAGCTGATGACCTTGGGTGATCGCTTGGCTGGTACCCTGAACTTGCTGGAAAATGCTCCAGCTTCCATGACCGCCACGCTGGCGAAAGGCATCATCGACAACGGTGCGCAACAGCACAGCGCGGTTCATCGTCGCATTATTGGCAGCATCACGGAAGAGGTACGCGCCTTTGCGGCCATGGCTAATGCCATGGACATCCTGCCAAAGACCATCGATCCCAAAGGTGCTATTGAAATTACCGCCGATCCGAACATGGCAACGGAGCTACATCGCGGCGCAACGGCACAAGCCTACCATGACATGCTTCAGATGCCGATGGTGTTCAACCCTCACGAAGTAGGGCTGCGCTACGCACAGATCATGCGTTTTCCAAATCCTGAGAAGCTGATTGCACCGCCGCCCCCGCGTCCAACGGCAACGCCAATGGAGCAAGGCGAAATGGCGTTGGCAATGGAGAAGGAAAAGACCAACCGCTTGAAGGCAAACTCGCAATCGGCGCTGCAAATGGCACAAGCTATCTTGGCACTGTCGAAAGCGGCAGAAGTGCCCGGCAACATCGATCTGATGCGTGTGCAGCTTGTGCGGCTTGAGAAAACAATGGAGCAACTGAACAGTGACACGAATAGCGTCGGAAGCGACAACGCGGGAATGGCTGGACCATCCCCTGTCCCACCACCTCAAGCAAGCCCTCCAAATCCGCAGGGACCGATTGGTGGAGGAACTGCTATCGGGCCGCCCGGCGGACCCAATCCGGCAGGGCCAAGCGGTAGCCCTCAAATGGGTATGCCAATTGTTGGACCAGCCCCCGGAGCAGCTAATGGAAGCGCTCCACAAGGAATGCCACCAGTAGTACCACAGGGACCAATTCAATGAGTGTATACGGCTTCGAGATACCGCACCACAAAGTCAAACCGGCCCGCGATTACATTTCAATTCAAATCCCGATGCCGCCGCGCAGGATCGGCAGCATTGTCACGCCGGATATCTGGCGCGAGTACGGGCAGCACGCAGTGCAGGCTGGCATCATCCGCGCGATAGGACCGCTGGCTTTTCAGTACAAAGCCAACGAAGGACTGAAGCGTCAGGAAGCCGAACTTGGCGATTGGGTCATCATCCGTTGGGGTGCTGGCACCATGTTTCAGGCTACCAAGGGCATTGTCGTATCCGGCGGTTGGCGGTATATCTCCAGCTTCAATGACGTTATCGGTATCATCGCAGCAAGCGACATGCCTGATCCGGCCACGCTGGAATGGGAAGAAGGCGACGACGAAAAGCTTGGCATGGTAGAGCCTGCCGGTCCCGTTGACCGTGATGCCGGTGTCCGCGAGCGTACCGTCTACGGAGCAACTAATGGCCGATCTTGAACAGATGCTGAAGAACCAAGTGCAAGCTAACCTGACCTACGCACTTGATAGTGCTACGCAGGCTGGCGACATCCAAGCCGCCAGAAAGGCCGCGCAGCAGCTTCAGGAATTTGCCCTGTCAACGGTCAAGCCCGCTGACGCGCCATCATTCACCAATGCTGACATCCGCACAGCCATCAAAGCCAAGGCACCATGGTTTGGTGTCGATCCGCGCCGCAGCGCCAAGGCTGTAGAGTTTGGCAAGAACATGGAACCGCAGAGTTTTAAGAGCGCGGAAGAGTTTGCCAAAGCCATCATCGAAGCTGTTGAAGATGATTTCAAGCCGCCGGAAGAGGATGACGAAAAAGAAGAATACGAAAAAGAAGATGAAGAAGAGGACGATGAAAAAGAAGAAAAGAAAGTAGCGCGCAAAAAGACCGATGCGCCATCCAGCAGCATGTCGCGTGCCGTCCCGCGCAAATCATCCGGTCCTTGGACGAAATTGTCAGACGCTCCGAAGGAAGTTGCCGACACCATCAAGAAAGCGTCCGACAAGTTCACGCGCAATGCTACCAAGGAACAGCGTCAGAAGTACGTTGAGACTGCGCTGGCAACGGCATACGCCGCTGACCAAAGATCGCGAGGTAAAAAATAATGCCCGTAACACCACCGTTCAATCCGTTCGTTCCGTCAGGAAATATGAACGATGGACTGCCTGAAAATCTAGTACCGAACCCGCCTTCCAACATCCCTGAAGTCCCGCCGATGAACGATGCTATGGCATCGATGTCGAACGGCAACGACGCGCAGGATGTAGACAGCATCATTGCCAGCCTGACCTTGAACCGTGAACTGCCGCTGTACATCCCAGACCGGGACAGGTATCCGCAGAAGTCGTTCCACATCATCAACGACACACCTCAAGAGTTGGCAGCGGCTATGCGTCTGCACTGGAAACCATGCACCGATCTGCACATGCTGGCTTTGTTTGAAGGCAAGGTTTCCGGCGTGGATAAGACCGGGAAGATTACCAGACCGTTGCTGATGGAGCGCGATGCCCGGATCACGGCGGCCTATGACCGGTTGAAACGTCAGCAGTTGCACGATATGTATAAGGGAATGGACCCGCGCAACAAGCAGTTCAACAGTAAGTACGCGGATACAGAAGCGGTGATAAATTCCGGTACGACTAAGGGTCAGTTCACCGGACAAGGCTGGAGGATAAAGGTATGACTAAAAAGTCGAAGCCATCCAAGCCAAAGAAAGTCGTATGGACTGCTGCGATGAAAGAAAAGCTAAGAAAAATGAAAGAGAACGCAGCAAAAAAGTGAGTGAGGATTAAGCTATGAGAAAGAAGAAAGCAAAGACGGCGAAAGCCAAAAACGAAACGGCTGCGAAAACCCGCAAGGTAGGGAAGAAGCGCCGCGCTAAGAAAGTGGCGTAAAAAATAAGGCGGGAGAAATCCCGCCTTATTTTTTATCCTCAACCTTGTGCGATGGATACAGCAACCGAAGTTCTTCCAGCTTTTTCAGCTGCTGGTCAATGAGCGCGATGCTGTGCAGCAGGCGTAGTTTAATTAGTTTACGTTCAGTGAGTTCGATGGACTTCGGTAAATGGTATTTGTTGGTTCTGCTTACTTGTTTTTCCATTCATCCCACGCCCATGCAGCGATGTAGCCGATGACGAGCGCTGCAAGGCAGACGCCCATCATCGTGTAGCCCCAGTCAGGCAAGACGGAACGGCGTGCCCTCACGCTTGCGCAGCGAGACAAGACCGACGCCTGCGAAGCCCAAGATCATCATGAACCACGTTGACAGTTCAGGCACCGCCGCTACCGCAGGGGCAACGTCAATGCGGAAATGTTCAAAGTCGGTGATCCTGCCGCCGACAACCCGAAGGTCAACGTCCCAGATTTTTTCACCATTGATGGCCTGAATGTCGAAGCCATTTTGTCCGCTGGTGAGTTCTTGGGAAAGGAAGAAGTCCTTGAAAGTGCCGTCTGTCTCCAAAGCCGTCACGCGCAGGAACAGGGTGCCATCCCCCTTGACGGAGAAAACGTCCCTTGTGACGCCAAGCTGCGTCAGGTTAGTGGAGTTGAAAACCGAAATATCCAAATCCTCAGTATTGAAGATTTTGATGTCGTTGCCGTTAGCAGCCCCGGTGAAGGGATTGTTAGGGTCTTGGGTGGGTGTTAAGTCCCTAAACCGTACAACCTCATCGTTCTGGCCGTTCAACCTGCCAAGGATCAAGCGGTTGTCGAAGATGCTTGAGAAGATGACGTTGGTGCCGGTACCGCCTAAACCGGTGGTATCGAAGGTAATTTCGGCCTTGGCCGGTAGTGCCGATAAGGCAAGTAAGGCTGTCGTAACTAACAATAGTTTCCGCATAAAAAGTCTCCTAGCTAGAGAGACGTATACGCTATCTCTATGTCAGGCTGGCTGCAATACGTAATCGTTAATTCCAAAACTATTTACCACAGCATCAAGCCGATCAGGCGACCGGCCTATCTCCATGCGAATTTTTTCCTTTGGCGTCATGAACAGTCGGGCGAGTTCGTCACGGCGACAGCCACCGGTCCCCCATTTGTAGGTGGCGCATTCCTCCTGTAGCATTTTGTCGTTGGGCATGTTGACTGCACCTTGCAACCACATTTGGAATTTGAAGTGAAGTTCTGCCCGCTTGTTGCCAAACTGCACTGCGTTGTTGGCACCGCTGCCAAAGTTCACCGATATGACGCGATCTGCCCTATCACGCATGCGCAGTCTACAAGCATCGACTAACCCCTTACCCAATCCTCCGCTATCCACAAGAATAACGTCCATACCAAAACGCTTGTAGGAAGCAACAAGCCAATCAGCTTGTACGTTTTGGTCTTTCGACTTGATGGCTCCCCAAATCCGTTTCCCGATGACGCATCCTTGACGGTCACAAACCCATGGATCATCGCTACCATCCCCGGCTGGATCAACCGATATGATCTTGAGCGCACCAATTGATGGTTCAACTTTCGACAGCATCGCCTGCTGCACCAGCGATGCCGGAAAGAAGTCCAGCGTGCTGTCGGTCATGAAGCATTCGGCGTAAGTCGCTGGAAACTCTTGTCGCGTCAGCCGGTGGATGCTGTCAGGCGTGCCGCCGTTCATCACGGCGAGCGTGTAGTTCTCGCGGTAAAACCAATAGATTTGTGCAGGCGACAGACCGTGCAGCTTGCCGTAGTCGGCAAACTCGCGCGGGGCTTCCCAACCTATCGGTGGTTCATGGACGTATTCCGGCATGATATGCCACGCCAGAAAATGTAGCCGCCACAGTCCGGTGTTCTTGTCGCGATGTGCCTGTTCGCACATGTCGAAGAACATGCCGCTGGCACCGTTGCCGGTGCTTTCCATGATGATTTCGGTCTTGGGGATATCCAGCACGGTTTTCATCAGGCCGGATGACAAGTCCTGACTGTTGTCGAAGAAGGCCGCTTCTGACATGTGCAGCAGATGCGTGTCATCAGACCGGCCAATGTCGCCGCCTTCAGCTGATGAAACTTTGTAAGTTGATTGCAGCTTGTCGAAGATGACTTCGCGAGCGTTCGATGCGCCTACGGATGGCTGCAAAGGTTCTGGTAGACCGTTGTAGAACTCTTTGACTTCGCGGTGGATGTTGCTCGCGCTGTCGTTACGGTGAGCCACCACATGGGCGCGTACACCGCGCTGTGTTGCAGTGCGGTGGAAGAAGCGGGCACTGATGTAGGTGGAAACACCCATCCGCCGGGCTTTGGGCACCAACGACCGGAGGTTTCCGTGCTGCATTAGTTCTGCTTTAAGACGGTGGTTCAGGACCGTCTGGGCAGCGTTGATGCGGAATAACTGCCTAGCGCCACCTTCCCTTGGCCGGATGTAGAGGTACTTTTCACGGTACCATTCAAAATCCTTCAGCTTGCCGTTGATTTCAGCCCGCCTGTCGGTAACCGGTGCCCAAGGGTAGTTCATGCCGGGATCGCGTAGAGGCTTTTCATGGCGTCCGCCACCGTGGCGGTAACGCCGGGGGCTGGCATCGAAGTCGCCGGATTGATGTATCCCCCAAAGTAAAGACCTGACCCCGGATCGAACCCGGTGATCCCCGTCCCAAGGGTGCCCTGCGGGGCAGCGGGGCTTGCCGGTACGCCAAAGATGCCCGACAGGGTTTCTGATATGGTTGGACCCTTGGCGGGCTGTGCAAGCTGCTCTACGGCCTTGTCGATAGGCGAGACTGGTTGAGCCACTACAGCCGGGGGCGGCGGTGGCGTAGGTGTCGGAGTAGGCGTCGGAGTAGGCGTCGGAGTAGGTGTCGGAGTAGGTGTCGGAGTAGGCGTCGGAGTAGGCGTCGGAGTAGGCGTCGGAGTAGGCGTAGGAGTAGGAGTCGGAGCAGGTGTCGGAGTAGGCGTCGGTGTCGG